GACGCAAAGGCGGCAGAGTTTCGGGCCTGGCTGGACGATCAGGTGTACGACGTCGTGGACCTGGAAGCGGGCGCGTTCGCCGCCAGCGGCACGGGCGTCAAGGCAAGGATCGTGGTCATAGATAAGGAGTAAAGTAAAGTGAAAAAGTGCCCTGATTGCAAAAAGTACTGGGAGGCCAACTGGCGAGGAGAGGAATACTGCCCCAATTGTGGGCAGACGAAAGCGCAGGCAGTTGCCAGGGCGCAGCGAGCACAGGCAAAGATAACGACTGTGAAGGAGAGAGGATAATGTTGATCTACGAACCGAGCGGAAGGGCCAGGGAGTACGCGGCGCTGGCCCTGAATCTGTTCAAGGGATGTGAGCACCAGTGTGTCTATTGCCTAGATGGTGACACGCTTATTTTAAAGTCAGACTTGTCTGCGGTGCCCTTGCGTACCATAGTCCCTGGTGATGAAATAGTTGGCGTTGCAAACCTAGGGAGTGGTACGACTAATACTCTGAAGTTTGTTCCGTCCGTAGTCAAAGCGGTTTGGACTACGCGGAAGCCTATTTTTGAGATCGAACTGGAAAACGGGATAACTGCAAAGTGTTCAGGTGACCACAGATGGCTTACCGATAGGGGCTGGAAGTTCACCACGAATACGATGGTGGGGACCATTGATCGCGCACATCTTACGATCAATAATTCAATTAGGCTGGTTTCATCTCTGGCAATCACTCCCCAGGAGACCGATGACTACAGATTAGGATACTTGTCTGGTATAATCAGGGGAGACGGTCACATTGGTGTGTATGGCCCCTATCGCAGAAGGACAGCAAGACCTAACAGGGCGGTGCGCGTTTTCGATGAGGTTTTGCACTCTTTTAATCTCCGCATGAAAGACGTAGCCGCACTGAGGAGGGCAGAAGGCTACCTTTTGTATTTCGGTGTTACTGTGAAGCGCTTTATTTTCAACGATAACATGGAGGGTATCAGAACTAGCGCAGAGTACACCATCAAATCCATTCAACACTTGATTGAGTGGCGGGATACATCAGAGTACGCGCGGGGATTCCTGGCTGGCATCTATGACGCGGAAGGCTCTTATAGCCAGGTGATCAGAATCTCAAACAGTGATCCAGAAATACTACGGCGGTGTGAGGACGGACTGCGCACCTTTGGGTTCAGTTTTGTGTACGATATTCCGCAGCAGGCCCCTAACTGTGTTGTTCACAGCATTCGTCTACAAGGTGGGCGTGCTGAGATTATCAGATTTGTTCAGTTGGTCAACCCGGCAATTGAGCGCAAGCGAACAATCTCTGGGCAAACTGTCAAGCAAAGTTCACGGGTAGTCGGCATCAAGAACTTGGGCTATGAGGACATGCTATATGATATCCAGACGAGCATTGGGAACTTCATTGCTAACGGGATGGTGTCTCACAACTGTTACGCTCCCAGTGCCACCCATAGAAACCCCACCGACTTCTCCCACCCCCAGACACGCGGCGCCGACTTCATCTCCAACCTGACCCGCGAGGTCTCGCGGTGCCCTGGCCGCGGGCGGCGTGTTCTTTTATGCTTCACCTGTGACCCGTACCAGCCGTTCGACGTTGAGGCGGGCATTGCACGGCAGGCGATCCAGGTCCTCCACGGTGGCGGCTACGCGGTCGAGGTTCTGACCAAGGGCGGCCAGCGGGCACTGCGCGACCTGGACTTGTTCGGGCCAGGGGATGCTTTCGCAACGACTTTGACCTTGCTGGACGACCTGCGCTCCATGACCTGGGAGCCAGGGGCGGCGCTCCCTGGGGACCGCATCGCCACTATTGAGGCGTTCCACGGGGCGGGGATCGAGACCTGGGTGAGCCTGGAGCCGGTGCTCGACCCAGACACGGCTCTGGAGATCATCCGCGTTACTCACCCGTTCGTGGACCTCTACAAGGTGGGTAAATTGAACTACGAAAACACGCTCCCCGCACACTTGCGCAGTCAGGTTGACCACATAGACTGGCGGGCGTTCGGGATCGCGGCGGTGGACCTGCTGCGCTCCCTGGGCAAGCCCTACTACGTCAAGAAGGACCTGGCGGCGTTCCTGCCCGCCGAGTACCAGTCCCTGTGCGGGGAGATGCCCAAGTCTGCCCCCATCCCCCAGCCCCAGGTAGGCCAGATGGCCCTATTCTGAGACCCCCGACACTGCTTCACAGTGAAGCACGAGGCCCTGCCACCAGGCGGGGCCTCTTCGTTTCAGAAAACTGGTGGGTTTGGAAAACCCCTTGACAATAGCGGATAAGTCTGCTATTCTATGCTCAGTTGGCCGATAGGCAGAGGCGACGGCGGTGGCGCGGTCGCCTCTTTTTCATATGGCAATGCCCGTCTAGGGTCGCTCCCGAAAAGGCGTAACCCTGATGCCCTGACGGGCATACAATCAGGGAATATCAACTGAGGGGGTTGATAATGGGTGAGTATAGGATAGAAGATCCATCAAGTGAGGTACAAGTCCGTGAATGGTTCGCGGCACACATAACCGAGTTTGAGTACAGCGTAATCGTTTCACAATCAGCCTTCCCTGATTGTATTCTGAGCGATGCGGCTGGCAACAGGATCAGGGCTGAGTTTGAACACCGCAGTGGGAACTTCGTGGCGCATGGACATCCCGCAGACGGCTGTGACCTGGTAGTCTGTTGGAATCACAATCTCAATCTGCCGTTGCCTGTTCTCGAACTTTCCAACAGGGTATTGCATCAGCCAAACAAGGGGGCTGTGGAGGACAGTTACACTCCCTGGCAGAAGGGGGAGAAGAAACCAAAGCCAGAGGACATATTGAGAAAAGTAGTCAAGCAGTGCTTTGCAGAGATGCAAGCATTTGAGGCCGCAATGGTGGACGACTTGCGGGCGATGGACCAGTGCTCCAGCATCATGCATGAGCCAAGAATGGCACTGTTTGCAGCACAAGCCAAAATAGAGCAGGCACTCGGTGAGGCTGGCGGTGAAGATGCTTTGCGTAGGCTCGGACGTCTTCACCCTCACAACCTGTTTGAGATTCTGATTGACAAGGTATATCTCAAGTAACTCCGAAAATGCGCGGAGGGGTATGGGTACGAAGTACAGCGCTCAGCAGTTCATAGAGGCAGTTCATGGTACTGGCGGCATAATCTCTGGGATCGCCAGCCGTGTGGGCTGTGACTGGCACACCGTCAGGCGCTACATTGATGAGTACCCTACCGTCAGGCAGGCGTATGAGGATGAACGTCACAAAATCACAGATGAAGCACAGCACAATATCGTTGAGGCTATTCGGGGCGGTGACTTGCAGGTATCTAAGTGGTGGCTTCAGGTGATGGACAAGGACTTTACGCCAAAGCAGGAGTTGGACTTGTCATCTGGTGGAAAACCCATCATCATTCGGGAAGTCGTGGTCGAGTTGCCGCCAGAGACTGAGACAGGCTGAGGTGACCACGTGTGGCTAAAACTCTCTACACGATACACGACACGGTGTGCCCAACGCACATTATCAGAAAGCCTGTTCTACACCTCCACGAAGGGCAGGCGCGCGCCTGGCGCTCCCAGAAGCGCTTCGTGTTCATGTTGGCCGGGACGCAAGGCGGGAAAACGGCCGCTCTACCCTGGTGGCTGTGGCAAGAGATACAGCGGCGTGGATCGGGCGACTACCTGGCGGTTACGTCCTCATACGATTTGTTCAAACTTAGATTTTTACCCGCAATGCTGGAAGTCTTCGAGCAGGTTCTCCAGTGCGGGCGGTATTGGGCGGGCGATAAGGTCATCGAACTTGCGGACACAGAGGGCAAGTTTCACGCCAAGCATTCCACTGACCCCATGTGGGGGCGCATCATTCTGCGCTCAGCCTCGGCTGGTGGCGGGCTCGAGTCGGCTACCGCAAAAGCGGCAGTCCTGGACGAGTGCGGCCAAGAGGAGTTTACTCTTGAGACCTGGGAGGCGGTGTTACGCCGACTCAGCCTCGCCACTGGCCGAGTGCTGGGCGCGACAACCTTATACAATCGGGGCTGGCTCAAGACCGAGGTCCACGATCGGTGGCTGGACGGCGATCCCGACTACGACGTCGTCCAGTTTCCGAGTTACCTCAACCCTGCC